AAAGAAGATGTTCTGGTTCACATTCCAATACGTTATGGCATGGGTAATGCTTACGAAAAAATCGCTCAAGATGATGCCGGACGTGAGGGCGGAAAAGTCCGGATGGTGGTCCCGGCAATGGAATTTCATCTTAAGGATTTGGATTACGCTCCGGATAGAGCAACCAGTCCCTGGAATAGGGTTCAAAGGTCTATTCCGAATACTGACCAAACGGTAAACAATCAGTTCAACCGCGTCCCGTATAACTTTAACTATACCCTGATGGCTAGAACTAAAACATTAGATGAAATGTTTAATGTTATTGAACAGATCGTAGTCACATTCAATCCTAGCGTAACTTTCAAAATGAAAGATATCTCTGACAAAGATATGGATGTTGAACATGATGTCAAGGTATTTTTAGATAATTTTCAATTAAATGATAATGCCCAAGAACAAGAAACCACACGGGTAATTGATTGTACGTTTAATTTCACCCTTCAGGGCTATCTCTATACTCAGACATTAGTTAATTCGACTATCAATGAAATCATCATTATTGCGAATGTCGCAGATGCTGATCCGTTCACCCTGGCTACCTATTTCGAAAAAGATTATCAGGATGCTTTACAGTTGAATAGTGAACATTATCAGATAGTTGATATTGATTTAAAGAAAACAACCAATATGGGTGCCGTGGAATCGTTGACAGGAAACACGCCAGACCCAAAAAGAAATAGTAAATTGAATAATTAAGGCAGTTATGACATCAATTGATGAAAGATTAAGACAGGAATTGCAATTGGATGGGGTTATCCCTCAGTTCGATACGGAAGGTAATCTCGTTGAATTCGAACCTCTTGCGCCTGCTGTCTTGGAAATAACAGAAAAACCGTCTTCCCTGGATAAACTAAACCTGGAAACAGATATTGTTCAAGATTATAAGGCGGCACGAAATTTGAACTATACCCTCATGAAATTGATGGGGGATGCGCTCGCGGGTGCCGTTCGCATGGCTAATGTGGATAATCATCCTAATTCCTACAAGGTGGTCAATGATATTGCCATGACCATGATCGATCTATCAAAAGAACTGGTTGGACTTCAAAAAACTTTTAAGGAAGTTATTAAGGATAAACCGGAATACGTTCCGCCTGTTGGTAATGTCACCAATAATACCACTAATAATGTGACCAATTTTACCGGAACCACGGCTGACATCATTGCTCAGGTGGAACAGGCCGAACTTGCCCGTGAAGATCAATTACGACAATTAGAAGATAAAACAATAGATGCGTAAAAGTGATTTTCTCCCGTTAAAAACGGGTGGAAAATATCCATTTCCTGTTACTGATGTTCCGTTGCAATACCAAGATTGTTTCAAAAACAATGGAATGGTCAAATCGGCGGGGGTTTCGCTTAATCTATCTTTAGAGCATGTCCAGGAAATAATTAAATGTCGTAAAGATGTTGTTTATTTCTTTAGAAAATACCTGAGAATTTCCTCTATTGATAAGGGATTAGTTCCTTTTGATCTACGGGATTACCAGGAAGAAATGTTGGATTTGTTCGCAAATAACAACTTTTCCCTGGCCGTTACCTCACGACAAGCCGGAAAAACTCAGACAGTAGCAGGGTTTATCCTTCATTTTGCGATGTTTAGCACTGAACCCAAGGACGTGGCTATCCTGGCAAACAAGGGTTCCCAGGCCCAGGAAGTTCTGCATCGTGTCAGAAGTATGTTCGAAGAACTGCCTTACTTCCTGCAAGTGGGCGTAACTACCTGGAACAAGCAGGCTATCGAATTTGAAACCGGCTCGCGGGTATTTTCTGCGGCTACTTCATCTTCATCCATTCGGGGTAAATCGGTTGCATTTTTGTATATTGATGAAGCTGCCTTTATTGAAAAAGACTGGGAATTCTACGAGTCCACCTATCCGGTAATTACTTCTGGTGATTCATCCCGTGTAATTATGACTTCTACACCTAAAGGCAAGCGTGGAGTCTTCCATAATCTATATGAAAAATCCCTGGCTGGCGTCAGTGAATATAAAAGTATCATGGTCAAATGGGATCGAATCCCCGGTAAAGATGCTGCTTGGAAAGCCAAAACCATATCAAATACCTCACTTTCCCAGTTTATGCAGGAATTTGAGTGTGTCTTTGCGGGATCGTCTGGTTCCCTGATTTCCCCTGATTATCTCCAAAAGATGTTCTTTATTAATCCTATTAATGAAGTCAAGGAAGATCAACTTCAGGTTTATTACGCTTATATTCCGGGCAATAAATATGTAGCAGTAGTTGATTGTGCGGGTGGTGTTGGTAAAGATTACTCAGTGGTATCTGTCTTTGACGTAACCTTTATTCCCTACAAAACCGTTGCCGTCTATAGAAATAATACCATTTCTCCACAAATTCTACCCTATACCATTGTAGCTATTTGTACTGCTTTTGGGGAATGTCCGGTTCTGGTTGAAACAAATAATGATGTAGGGGCCACGGTTATTAATACCCTTTATCAGGATTTGGAATATGAAGGGGTAATTTTAACTGGCTATGATACCAAGAGAAAAGAACATCAAGTGGGTATCAATGCGGCTATTCCAGGTATCAAAACAACCGCCCGAGTCAAAGCCATTGGCTGTTCCAATTTAAAAACTTTCATTGAAAACGGAAAATTGGAAGTTAATGACGCAACGATGATCGATGAATTAGGAACATTTGTTGCAAAAGGTAAGTCTTATGAAGCCGATTCCGGTGCCCATGATGACACGGTAATGACATTGGTTCTCTTTTCCTGGTTAATCAAACAAGAATTTTTCAAAGATTATAGCGGAAATAACATTCAAAAATCCCTTTATGAAACTAATAGGGAAATGTTAATGAGCGAACTGACGCCGGTTGGCTTCATGCCGACCCATGCGGATACTCCTAATCCTATACAAGTAGAAGAAATTTACTCAGATATATTCGGAATGGTAAATGTAACATATGGTGGATCATTCGAAGATTTCATGAAGCGATGAAAAAGGCTTTTCACTAAGTAATACAAAGAATACGTTTATTTTTAAAGAATAATTACAAGGAACACATTTATGCCTTTTACACTCTCTCCCTCGGTTACGGTGACTGAGGATGATCAAACACTATATCCGCAAGAAATTGCAGATAATATCGGAGCATTTGCTGGCGTGTTTCAATGGGGACCAGTTGATGAACCGACCCTTGTGACTGGCGGTGAAGCTGAATTGGTTCAACGGTTTTTCAAACCTAATGATCAAACTTATCTGCCTTTCATGGTAGGTGCTGACTTCATGAGCTACGCGTCACAAGCATACGTTACTCGCGTTGTGGGTGCTAATGCCAGAAACGCTGTGCCGACCAATCAAACCGCCGTTGTCATCAAAAATCAAGATGATTATGATGCCTACAATACAGTTGGATATCAATTTTTTGCCAAGTACCCTGGTGCTATTGGTAATGGATTGACCGTTTCCATTGCCGATGTAAATTCATTCCCTACATGGGAATTCAAAAGTGCTTTCAATTATCCTCCGCTTGCTGGTGAATTTTCAGTAGCCGTGGTTGATGGATCGGGCCTGTTCACGGGTGCCGGTGCCGCAAGCCAAGTTGAAAGACTTTCTATCGTTGGAACGGCTGTCGGTGGCGTTCAACAAATCCAAACCATGACCTTTTCTGGCACGGTTGCCGGTGGTATCAAACAACAAGAAAAATTGACTGTTTTAGGTACGGCTACTGGAACAACCATCACGGTTGCCGGTGTGGCTGTGACTCTGGTTACGGGCGATTCGCAAGTCGAAGTGGCAACCAAGATCGCTACTGCATTGGCTGCAAATGCCGCGTTTTCGGCTGCTTACGCATCGAATAACTCTGTTTACGTGACCTATACTGCTTTCGGACCACAAACCCCAGTTGCTTCGGCATCGGCTAATGGAATTTCGGTATCAAGTGTTGTAACAGTAACTGGTAACGGAAACTTTTCAATTAACCTTTATGGCGAAACGGTCAATCTGGTTAATGGTCAATCATCTACTGATGCCTTGGCTCGTATTGTTTCGGTGTTTTCGAACAGTACTGCATTCAAAAATGTTACTTCAACCTCGTCTACCCTGACGGTGACTTATGTCGCTTACGGTCCACAAACGGTTGTTGCTACCCAAACTCTGGGTGGTCTGACTATTGCCACGGCTGCTGGAACGGCAGGTTCCGCTACTTTCAATGTGACTGTATTCGGTCAAACCGTTGCCATTTTAAATGGTGACACATCAACTGTTATCGCTGGAAAAGTGGCTACCGCTTTGACTGCGGCTGCTGGTGCCTTGGGTATTGCGAACGTTACTACCGCCAAAAACACGGTAACTTATGGTTATCCTTCGATTGGTGTTCAAACTACTCAAGCAATTCCTGCAAACCAAGGTTCATTAGTATTCGATGTTCAAGTTCTGACCCCTGGAAAATCCGGCACGTTGCTTGAAAAATATGAATTGCTTAACACAACCAAGGGTTCGAAAGCTGCTGATGGTACGACACAATATATTGTGGATGCCCTGAATGCTTCTGCCTATATCTGGTATGGAGACAGTACTTTAGTCGTTGCTGCGGGTAATACCGTTCTTGCCGGTGGTGTGGATGATAACGTTGGTGTTGATACCACGGCTGCATGGCAACTATATCTGAATGCAGAAGACCTAAGCGTCAACTACATTTTCGATACAGGAAGCACAACTCAAATTCAAAAGGCTATTGCTCAAGTTGCTGATACGCGTAAAGATTGTTTCGCTTTCCTTTCACCACAAATGTCCGATGTTGTAAACAACAAAGGTAATGAAATGGTTGATGTTCTGGAATGGAAACAGATTGAAACGAATTTCGAATCCAGCTATCTAATCAATGACTGTAACTGGGGTCTGGTATACGACAAATACAATGATGTAAATCGTTGGATTCCTTGTTCTGGTGGAACGGCTGGTCTTAAAGCCCGTACCGATGCCGCCTACTACCCATGGATTTCTCCGGCTGGCTATGAAAATGGTCAATATAACAACTATATCAAAGTGGCATGGAGTCCTAACCAAGGTCAACGTGATCAACTGTACCCGGCTGCTGTTAACCCAATCGTTAACTTCAAGGGTGATGGAATCATTCTGTACGGTGACAATACATCATTGACCCGTCCGTCTGCTTTCCAAGGTATTACTGTCCGTTCAGCTTTCATTGTTGCAGAACAATCTTTGGCTAATTTCTCCAAATATTATCTGTTCAAACTGAATGACACCAATACGCGTGCCCAGTTCACTAATGCATGCCGTCCTTTCCTACGCCAAATGGTTGCCCAGGAAGCGTTTGAGGATGTTCTGTTTGTAGCTGATGAAACAAACAATACCGCTGCCGTTAGACAGGCTCGCGCCATGGTTGCTAACATTTACTGCAAACCTCTGTATAGCATTAATTATATTCAGTTGGCTTTCAGTGCTGTCGGATCGGATGTTTCGTTCAAAGAAAGTGAAACGTCTGGTGGTCTAACCGGGTTGCCAAACAACTAAAAGGTCAAAGGGGATTAATTTCCCCTTTGCTTAGACCATAAGTATGATTAATAAGGAATAATTTAAAAATGACAGCTATTTCAGAATTTAAAGGTGCCCTATCATCTGGCGTATTGCGCAATAACAGATGGCAAGTGGTATTGAATTTTCCGGGTGGAACCCTCGGAACTACTACGGAATCGACCAATTCAACCCTGTTGGCTAGAACGACTAATGTTCCTTCAAGCACATTGGGATCGTTAGATTTCATCTATGAGGGCCGCAAGGTTCAAATCCCTGGCGACCGTACATTCGAAGATTTCGTGGTTGATTTCATTGGTGTTCAGGACTACAAGATTCGCAATGCGTTTGAATCGTGGTCTGAATTGATCAATGGTAATGAATCGAACGTGGGTATTATTGATTTTACCTCGTATGAACAGGATATTACCCTGAATTTGCTTGATACTGGCGACAATATCATCAAATCTTATATTCTAGTTGATGCGTGGCCGCGTATCGTTAGCTCATCGGCTTTGGATAAAGGGGCTACAGACGGTTTTGTTACGTTTTCAGTGACCTTTGCCTACAACTATTTCACCAGTGATGGTGTTACTTCGAGCATTGTTGCAAGTTAATAAAAAGAAAGTTCCTCTTTAAAGGAATCGAATAAAAACGTAGTTTTTGAAAGGGGACATTATAGTCCCCTTCTTTTTGTTATAAGTATAAGAAAGATAATGGAATTTAACGATGCCTAGTTTTGGATTCGGTGGACTTTTTAATACGGAAGGATGGAAATTTAAACGTTCCAAAGAACTCGTAGACGAAGAAAAAAAGATCGCCCAGAGAGAGTTTATTGAAGTAGAGAATGATGACGCTGCTGAAGTCATTGATTCGGCATTTGTCAATCGTTCTTTGGTGGGTACGGAACAAGGTTTCCAGAACCAAAGCGAGTATATAAACGAATATCGGGCAATGAGTTTACATCCCGAAGTTTATAATGCTGTGGATGATATTGTCAATCAGACTATTTCTTGTGATGATAATGAAGTCCCTGTAAAGGTAGACCTGAGTAATGTCGATTATCCAGATGGACTGAAGTCCAAAATCAATGACGAATTTGAGACTGTCTGTCGGTTGATGAAGTTAAATGTCACGGCATACGAAAAATTCAAGCAATTTTATGTAGATGGTCGTCTGGTTTATCAGGTGATTATTGACACAGACAAACCCAAAGACGGGATCAAAAAGCTAGTTTTACTTGACCCGCGTTCGGTCAAAAAGGTTAAAGCGGTTACGCGTGAACCTGACCCCGTTACCAGAATTGAAAAGATTATTGGTGTAGAAGAATATTACATTTATAACGGTCAATTTTCCTTTGATAATACTGAAAATCGCAGTGCTTCTGGAATTGGTAGACCCGTCAATATGACTGCTGGCCGTGTGGCCCAACAGATCAAAATTCCTGTGGATAACCTTGTATTGGTTCATTCTGGGATTGTGTCGCCTGAAAACAACATCATCATGTCTCATTTGGAAATGGCCCGTAAAGCCCTAACCAATCTGAAACAGATGGAAGACGCCATGGTGATCTATCGTATCACTCGCGCCCCCGAAAGACGTGTATTCATGATTGACGTGGGTAATTTACCTGCTAAGGCCAGTGCCCAATACGTTCAAGGTTTGATGAACCAATACCGTAAAAAGTTAACCTATGATCCGAATACAGGAAAAATGGGTGGTCAAGGTCATCAAATGTCCATCATGGAAGACTTCTGGTTACCCCGTAAGGATGGTGCTCGTGGAACTGAAATCACGACACTGCCCGCTGGACAGAATCTAGATCAAATTGATGACGTATTGTACTTCAGAAAGAACCTTTACCGTTCATTGAACGTTCCTATTTCTCGCCTGGAAAACAGTGGTGCTGCCCTGATTTTCGGTGGTCAACAAGGCCAAACCCCAGAAGAATGGAAGTTTCAGTTATTCATTAACAAGTGCCGTCGCCGTTTTAATGGTGTGTTTAATGAACTATTGAAACGTCAGTTGATATTGAAAAATATCTGTACGGAACAGGACTGGATTGAAACGATTGAACCATTCCTGAACTATATCTATTCGGCAGATGGACGCCTGAAAAAGAAAGAAGAAACCCAGGAATTCATTGACCAAGCTGCCGCATTGAATGGCGTTAAAGAATTGGAAGGTAAATACTTTTCACGTAAAACCATCATGCAGAAACTGTTCAATATGTCTGAAGAGGATATGAAGGAAGAAAAAGAACAAATTGAAAAAGAAGTCACTGAAGGTCTGTATCCCGATCCTAATATTGCCCGCGATCCTACTGGATTGCCGATAACGGACGAAAACGGTACGCCTTTGGACATCAATACGGTTCCGAAACTACCTAAGTTGCCTGTATTACCCTCAGATAAGTCTCAAAAGGATGATGACGAGGATGATACTCCGGCCACCAAAAAGACCACTACAACCCCAAATAAGCAAGATAACTAAGTAATTAAAAGGTTTAAATATCATGGACTTAAAACAAATTGTAACTACCATTGTCAATGGTAAAGCAAACGAAAAAACGGCTAATGCTATTAGAGCCAATCTTACTGAACGTAAGGATGCCCTGATTCAATCAGGCAAGAGAGCTATGTTCGCTTCGATCTTTGAAGCCGATGGCGATGATGATGGATCGTGGTTTGCCGTGAAAGATGGCAATGCTACGCAAGGTCCATTTGACAGCAAATCGGACGCAGATGATGCCTGTGGCGACGATGAAAAATCGGCCTATGGAACCAAGGACAGTGACGGTAAATTTACTGCTTCTGGTACATAAATCATGATTAGTTTCATGGATTACATTCTCCTAGAGTCATATCTAGACAAGCTTAAATATCGGCCTAAGAAGAAAGTGGTCTGGAAATCCTTTAATGAAAGCGTTTCCAAATCAGGAAAACATGTCAAGGCTAAGGGATTTGCTTTATTTGCCAAAAGCGATAAGTCCAAGAAAAGAAATAAAACAGTGAGATTTACAAAATCCACTAAAAAGGACTAAGAATGAAACTGTTAATTGAAAGAATGGACCAAATTGAAACTTTGGTTGAAAACGATGCCTCTGGGAAAAGAACCTATATTACTGGTCCATTCCTACAGGCGGTAGACAAGAATAGAAATAACCGGGTTTATCCAAGACAAGTTCTGGAAGAATCGGTTGATCAATATAAAACAGACTACGTTAATGAAAGACGGGCTTTGGGTGAATTAGATCATCCGCCACGTCCAAACGTTGTTACATCTGAAGCGGCTATTTTAATCGAAAGTCTGGATTGGAACAAGAATCTTGTTATGGGTAAAGCCCAGGTTCTTGACACCCCAAAAGGCCAGATTGTCAAAGCCCTTTTAGAAGCCAAGTTTAACCTAGGTGTTTCATCCCGTGGTCTGGGAACAATTACTGAAAAGAATGGAACCTCTTATGTCAATAAGTACCTTCTTTCAGCTATCGATGCGGTTGACCGTCCTAGTGCACAGGTTGCTTATGTAAACATGGTCAATGAGTCTATGGAAGCTGAATGGATCAATGAAAATGGTATCTGGGTTGAAAAAAAGGTTCTTAATATCAAGATGTTGGAAAACAACATTGATAGGTTAATTGAACTCAGAAAAAAGCAAAACACTAAATAAGAATAGATTTAACAAAAAGGGTTAAAAATGAAAATTTATGAACAAATGTTTGAGGGCATTCCTGGGGCTGAAACCCTTTTGGTTAAAGCCGAAACACTGATCGAAGCTGAAATTAACGAAAGAGTAGCAGACAGAGAAAAAGCCATTGTGGCCGATCTAGATAAAGCATTTGCTGCCCGTCAAGACGCGTTTGTAACAGAATCGACTGAAAATATTTCCAAGTTCCTGGACGTTATTGTTCTGGAATGGGCAAAAACGAATGCTCCGGCTATCGATACCGTCATCAAGGCCGATCTTTCGACCACGCTGATTCAAGGTATGAAATCGGTATTCGAAACTGCAAATATCGCTTTGCCTACGGAAGGTAACAAAAACCTAGTGGCTGAAGTTCAAGCCAAACTGGATGAAGTTACTGCCGAAAACAAAGATTTGAGAGGCAAATTTGCTGAATTGAACGAAAAAGAATTCAAGCGCGAACGTCAAGCGTTGGTTGCTCAGGCTGTTAAAGGTCTGGCTGATACCAAAGCTGCACGTATTTCGAAGCTGGTTGAAAGTCTTTCATTCAAGAATGCTGAAGAATTCAAGGAAAAATTGGCAATTATCGTTGAAGCCATGGGCGCTGACGGTGTTGATGATGGAGCCAAGAAAGGCGACGACACCCCAATCGATCCTACGACATCGAACCCTGCTGACCCGGTTGACCCCGTTGTCAAAGTGGTAGATACCCCAGTGGATAGCTCGAATGCAGGAACAGATAGCGAAGGTGAAGTTGTCGCTACTGTCGATGAAAACGGTAAACCACTAAATAAAGTAGTCGGTAAACAAGTCAATGAATCTGAAATGACTTTGGCTCAACAAACTCTAAGGCTCATTAAGGGTCGGAAATAAGTTCAACGATTCAATAGAAAAATTGAAAGTTACTAAGTAATAAAAACAAAGGAAATTACAAATTATGTCTACACTCATCACTGAATCGATGCGCGAAGAATGGAAGGATATGATCGCAGAACCCCAAGGTTCGCGTGATGGTCTGACCCGCGCTGACATCATGACCCGCCTGTTCGAAAACCAAAAGTTTTGGAACGAAACCAATGCCAAGCAATTGACAATGGAATCTGCTGTTCCTGGTAACGCTACTGGTGCTGCTATTGCAACATGGTCGCCTGTTCTAATCAAAATGGTCAAGCGCGTTGTTCCTAACCTAGTCGCTATGGACTTCTTTGGTGTTCAACCTCTGTCAACCCCCGATGGTCTAGTTTTCGCAATGCGTGTTCGTTATGGTACGCAATCCGGAAGCGAAGCTTTCTACGCCGAACCTGATTCAAGCTTTTCAGGTACAGGTACACAAACCGGATCGTCTGATGGTCTAACGACTTCAACCTTCGGTACGGGTATGGCTACTGCTTCGGCTGAAGACCTGGGTGCTACCACTTCATGGGGCAAAATGGCAATTTCGATTGAAAAACAATCGGTTACTGCCAAATCCCGTGGTCTGTATGCTGATTACTCACACGAATTGCGTCAAGACATGATGGCCGTTCACGGTGAAGATGTTGACGCAATCTTGTCGGACGTTCTGGTAACAGAAATTCAAGCCGAACAAAACCGCGAATTCATCCGCACGATGAACACTGCCGCAAAACTTGGTGGAAAGAAAACCTCTGCCGGTATCATCGGAACAGGCACATTTGACCTGGAAAATGACACTGACGGTCGCTGGTTCCTAGAACGTCTGAAGTACTTCATGTTCCAACTGGAACTGGATGCTAACGACATTGCCAAAGACACACGTCGCGGTAAAGGTAATCGTATCATCTGTTCCGCTAACGTGGCTTCAGGGCTGTGCATGGCTGGAATGTTGGATTACAACAATTCGAACCTTGATGGACAAAAAGGTCTGTCGTCTGATGTAACTGGTCAAACCTTTGCTGGTGTTCTAAGCAACGGAATGAGCGTTTTCATCGATCCTTATGCCGCTATTGAATATTACAATATCGCTTACAAAGGTCCGACTGAACTCGACGCTGGAATTTTCTTTTCACCTTACACGCCGTTGGAATTATACCGTGGCCAAGGTGAAGAAACGTTTAACCCGAAGATCGGATTTAAAACGAGATATGCCATTTCCGCAAATCCGTTTTATCGCCAAGATGCAAGCGGTACTGTTGCTACGGGTAATGGTCTTGCTCGCGGTGAAAACGGTTACTTCCGTATTTCTGCTGTGACTGGTCTGGTTTCACTTAGCTAAACCAATAGGGGACTAATAATCCCCTTGTCGTAAATAAAAAGCCTAGATTTCGGTCTAGGCTTTTTGCATTACTTCATTCCAAACACTAAGTTTCCGCAGTCAAATATCTTATTAAAACCTGCTATAAACATATTTTCACTTTCTGACATTTCGGAATTATATGAATTTCCAAGTAGTTCAGGCAGTTTATGTTTCTGTGCAGCTAATCGACCGACAACTTTAGAACCTTTGACATATTCATAGTTGGGGACACTTGACCCCATTGCTTCAAATCCAAGCATTTTATATAGATTTCCGTCACTAAACCTACGATTCGCATAAGTGATAATATTGTCAATTCCTGATTTTCTGGCGTGTGAAAGTAATTTCGACGCACCACCAATCACGGTAAACCCTAGCTTATTGCAAAATCTATACAATTCATGACTGAAATTTTTATTAAAACGTGGCGTGAGGAAAGTCATAAGGCAAACCAATTCATCGTCTAGGTATAATCCATAGCGATCTTTCCCCAGGACACCCGCACCTTGAATGTGATTCTTCAATAAGAATTGTCTAGCTTCATCGGCAGCTACATTTTTGACGATAGTTTTTCTGGCGTAAATTCTTTGATTTACACCTATACGCGAAAGAATCATTGATTTGACAATTTCGGGCTTTTCATATATTTCGGTATCCCAAAAATGCAATAGAGTAATCCCAAGTTCTTGGGCTTTTAATGTCTTCTTAAGATGATACTGGTCGGTTTTATTCTTCCTACCGTCATGGTGCCAATAGACACCATTGATTTCAATTCCAAGCTTTCTGTCTGGAATATAGATATCAATTTCTTGACCATCCAAAATTCTGGTGTTTTTCTCTATTGAATAACCTTCTAACCAATCCGATACTTCCTTTTCTATCATGCTAAATTTTGCTTTTTGACATCCTGGGCAGGCTCTATTTCCATTGACAATCCAATTCGGTTTAATCGAAAAATCTAAATCATGGATGTTGCAATGAAACAACGCTGGTTGACTAACTCCATTCCAGGTTGATTCAATCAGTGAAAATTCAGGTTTGTTTTCCTTAAGGAATACCATGAACCGCTCAAGTGATCCATCCAAAATCACTTTTTGAATTTCCGCAAATCGAATCTTATATTCTTCAGATTCCTTACCCAAACGCATGTTCTGTTGAACTGAGGGAACCTGGGTGATATGATCCACCCCGTACTTTTCCTGTATGGTGGCTAAACGCTTTTCTTCTCGACTGGCAAGCGCATCCCCGGTCAAGGGATTGGCTTTCCTGATGTCGGATATCTTCTGGGCTATTCCGGGCGCGTGACTAACGTTTTCTACCCCATAGCGTTCTAGATTGGTTTGCTTTTTCTTGGCTTCCCGCTGCTTCATGACTTCAGGGTCTTTTAACCGGGCTTGCATAGCTTTAGACCCGGCATCCTTATTAGGACGTTGGGCGCGGCATTGGACGGAACAATAGGCATTAAACATCCCACCAATCTTGGCTTGAAGGTTGATCTTGGATGGTTTTCCACAAATACCACAAGCTAAATGTTCAGTAACATCCAGGCGTAATGCAGCAAGTCTTTGGGGGAATGTTGGGTTTACCAAGAAAGACGTTTCATCCAGAATATCCGTATAGACAGATGGAAATCTGTTCTGAACGAATTTCTCTGATATCCCTTTTGGGGTATCATGGTTCGCAATGAATTGCTTAATGGATTGTCTGCTCATTGATTAATTATAGAGCAAGACTTTTCAATAGTCAAATAAAAAGCCCGGAATGATCCAGGCTTTTTGTATTGCTATTCAATAATCACTGGAATCAGGTGTTTTGTTTCCTGACTTCATCAAAGGCACGACGCAATTGTCCGCCTGCTGATTTTACCGACCAACTGGCAGTTTCACATCCTTTCTTGGATTTACCATAATCATAGATTGCATTCGCTGTGGCTTGATCGACATTACGAAGTTCCATAATCTTGGCGATGGGTTCGGCACGTTCACCATTACTGCGTTGCGATTTGACTACATCGCGTGCCCAGTTCATGACTCGTTTCGTGGCGCTTTCCGATTCGGTGTTGACTTTTACCGGAATGGATTTGATGGGGGTTGTTATGTCATCATTGGAAATGCCGTTGTAGATTTCCATGAATGTTTCTGGGTCTTTTTCCAGAAGTTTCTTGCCGACACTACGCGTAATCTGATCGAATTGTTTGGGATTATCAATCAAACTAAGCACAAACTGCATGGGTGTAAGATTTTGGTTGTCCATGTGGATTCCAATATAAGGTTAATTCAAAGGTTAAGATGTAACTCGGATAACACCATATCAACTACTGTACAGCTTTTCAATAGAAAAATTGTAAATCTTTATTCGTAATCATACCTGAGCATGATAGTTTTCCCGTCATATTCCACTTCAAAGAAATTGGTCGGATCGTCCCTTGAGGCAATGAATAAACAGAAAACCAGGGCGCGTTCTTGAGTATCTAGACCAATTGTACTTTTAGACAGGATTTGTAGTCCAGGAAGTTTGGTCATAAAATGTGAATGAAGTTTATCCTTAAATCTATCAACATTCAATTGATTCAAGGGTTCCCCAGTAAAACTGTTGTATATTTGCGATATTTCTCCTACGACACGAATCATTGATTTTTCCAGGGCTTTGTTTAGAAAATACAGTTGAAGTCGATCAAACAACGAATCGGTTATCATCCAAGAAAGAACGAGGGCTAGTAATAAATCAACCATGATAGGTCAACCTGAATTGATCCATCTTACTTTGTCCTTCGATTTTATTCAAGCACAATTGAACCAATGTCGGAACGTTCGGTAAAGTATGAATCTTCCGTCCAATGACATCCGACACAAAGAACGTATCCACGATTTCATCGGTGATGGACGCAAAACCTGAAAGGTCTGTTTCGGTGGCAAAGACTTCAACATTGGCTGATGTTCCTTCCATCACCCCTACATATTGCCAGAATGCTCCGGGTATAAACAATCCCGTTTCTTCTGTAAATTCCCTGACGCAGCACTGAAGCCCTGATTCTCCGGCTTCCACATGTCCGCCAACTCCATTTAAAAAGCCTTTTTGCCATGCCGGTCGATTCTTTTCAATCAATAACACTTCCTTCAAATCCCAGGAAAAGGCGAATCCCAGGGCGTATTTGGTTACATCCATTGTAATTCCTATTATTATTTTAAATTGTCTTCAATGTAATTCTTGATTTTATCTAGGTTCAGAAAGCCATGTAGGGCCACTGAATCGCGCACGCCTTTGTTATAAAAGAGTAGGGTAGGCAATCCCTTGACTCCAACACGAAAGGCTGTTTCGACCTCATTATCTGCATTGATACGGGCTATCTTTAACTTATCCCCGTATTCCTGATCCAATAATTCTAAAAGCGGAGCCACGGTCTTGCAGGGGGAACACCATTCGGCCCAGAAGTCCAATAGAACAGGTATTTCGCATTCCAAGACCGCTTCATCAAACGTCTTATCCGTCACATCCACAATCATTGTTGTGTACTCCTAGGGAAGGCCACTGTTGGAGCTAAGGCAGCTTCCATGGCGGGATTCCCTTTGGTCTGTTCATGAATTTCGGCAATGAGTTTCCTCATCGCATTCCACTGTTCAAAGTTTGAGGGTAGGTCGGCACAATCCTTGACCATGTTGTATAACTCATGAATTTTGTCATTCATCATTTCGTACTCTATAAAAAGAAAGAACCATCATTATAGATGGTTCTAAGGGTCATACATTAATTTTCAATTAACTTTATGGACTTTCAAATATTTCATTAAGGATGTCAGATAACTGTTGATATGCAATAGGTTTGCGGGAGAAATACTCTTTGGCTTCCGTCGCCTCTCCGGCTGCACACTGCCAGAATGACCCGTCCAAATCATAGTGACTGTCCTGGAAATAGCCCGCTTCTATCAATTGAATGATAGGTTCCTTGGCTCGTACCTTATGGTCATCATCATAGGTAAATCGAAACCCGTTATCATATTCCATATTGTCTAACAGGCAACGGAAGACGTTATCCCATGTCATGATAGTTTGCTCTTAATGATCCTGGACACTTCGCCCATATCGGCTGTACCTGCGACGATGGATTTCTTGACTTCTGACACCACTCGACCCATATCCTTCATGGACAGGGGAGCATCTTGACGGCTTTGGATCACGGCAATGGATTCATCAATTAAATCTTCCAGGGAATCGGTATCCATTTGCTGTGGCAGCAACTTCATGATGATCTGATATTCATCAAATTCCAACTCGTAACGATCTTTTTGGCCCGCGTCGTAATAGGCATTCATGGATTCTTTACGTTGTTTGGCTTGTTTTTCCAGGACACCAATGACTTCGATTTCAGTCAATTCCCTAAGCAATTCCTTTTCCCGTAGCTGGATGGCGTTGATTAGTGACCGTAGAGTCACAACCAGGGACATATTCTGTGCTTTTTGAGCAACAATTACGTCTGCCCGTAGTTTTTCTTTCGTATTCATATTAGTCCACGTTTCGTTAAAAATTTATCATGATTGACCAATGCCTTGGTGTATCGCTTTAATTCGATACGATTCAGCAATTCTTCAGGTGCATACTGATTATAGTTCCTGACCTTTTCGGAATCCATCAAACAGATGCGTAGAATAGCCAAAGCCTGAAGGCGGTAGATGAAATAGTCTTTCTTATCCATAATGACCATGTGATTTTTCAGTTTTCGGACCCGTCGCACCACATATAGGGCATTCATTCCAGTAGGTTGTACACGCCATATTCAGGTATCCTCCCGGATTATAGGATTCCCGTCTGATAACATTAGGATGGTCGCAGATGGATTTGATGTATTTCATCTGATTTATCATCTGCTTACTGATGTCGGCCACTTGATCATGTAGTGGTTTTCGTCTTTCCGCTAGAACCTCATACTTGCGAACTGCCGCTTTCAATTCCGGCTTCATCATATTCCTTTCGTGTGATCGTGATTCGTTCTACCGGAATGTCATTCCCGCTGGTGAACTTTTCCTTGATAAGTTTCAGGAAACGTTCTAAATTTTCCGATTCATCCATTTTGAATGTCCTTTTCCACGTATAACAAGGATGTTAATAGACTATCTAATTGGGGTCAATCAGTAAAATGTAACTAGAAATTTACAAATGGATAATAGAATCCTTTAAATTTTTCAATTAAAATATAGTTTAACTCTAAAAGGATACCTGTAATGAATCTCGAAACCTATCACGCGTTTGCTTATACCCTGCTGGTTCTTTCTGTCATTCGAATCGGTTGGTTTGGGTATCGCATCTATCAGTTTAGTGAAATCCCTACACCTATTCGCAATGCTCTCGCTGTTCGTGGTGTGGACCCATTCCCTAAACTTCATCTTATCTGGGTACTCTTTTTCCTTGGGTCTATCATCTACCTTGTTACAAATTAAGGTTTGAAAGATTTTTCAATTAACACTACAATTAAGTCTGTCGATTGAAACCCTTTTAGGAATCTGAAATGTCCCTCTCGAATCAAGAAATCTTCGCTGCTGCCAGCAATGCCGCGATCAAAGCCTACCGTGAAGCTGAGCCGGTTCCGATGATTGTGGGTGAAGCTGCCAGTCTCTTTGGTAATGAACTCAAACCCGGTGGAAAGCAGTACTATGTTGCTGATGGAGTCTGTGGTTTCGCCTGGGTTAAAATCAGTCCTGCCCGTGGTCCCTTTGTGTCCTACCTGAAAAAGGAAGGAATTGGTAGCAAGGATAGTTACGAGGGTGGGTATCGCCTCTCGTCCTATGACTGTGTTCCGGGTGATCATGGACAGTCCATGCAACGCAAGGAAGCCGCCTGTTCTGCCTTTGTTGCTGTTTTGAAGGACAATGGTATCAACGCCTATATGGGTTCGAGGATGGATTGATCATGAAACTTGTTATGTCCTATGTTGCTGTCATGACCGATGGTTTTCCTATTATGGATGTAGCATTTAATTACAGTTCAAAGGAAGATTTTCTACGAGATTTTGAAAAAGCTGCCCGTCAAGCCTATGATAATTTTGATGATAATAAAATAAGAACCCATTCTTTTATTTTTGAGAATCATTTTTGTCCTGTTTTAGATTTTGTGTATGCAGATGATGACGGGACTATCATTTTCAAACCTCCTTTTACCTTGTTTGAACTTGAAGAATGGTTCGAATGGAATACACAGGATTGAAATAATCATGGAAATCATACAAGAAAGCCCGATCTACTGGTATGTCATCGGTGTGATCATAGCACTCATAGGAATTCGAATTGCTTATGTGTCCTATTTTGGTCCTTCCGGTGAAGATCGTTCCCGTGGTTTCAATAGAAGTCATGGAAAGTATCGGGTCATCTATAATGAAGGGGGACGTTCCGAACCCATGTGTCGGGATGTAGCTCATGATTATGCTGAAATTTTCGGTGGTGTGGTTCAAAGAATTGAAAAATAATTCTTGAATTTTTCAATTGATGGTTATATAATTAATTGTCAATTGAAAACAACGGGAACAAAAATGTCTTTCATTCCTCATCTGTTTGTTGGTATTGGTGAAACCCAAGCTTTCTTCACCTTGCGGGAAACCTACCTACATACCTATTTCATTGGTGAGCGTCGGTGTACGGAAGTCCGGTCCTTTCATCACCAGAATCTTGCCCAAGACCCGGATGAAGCCTTTGCCAAAGCTGAGGAACTTGCCGAAAAGCTAGGATTGCCCCTGACTTCGACTCGGGAAAGCATGGTCGAGGAAATGCGGGACATCAAGCGTGCCGATGCTGCTGAAAAGGAACGTCGCGCCCAAGCCTATAAAATCCAACAAGAACAATGGGAACTACAACGTTTGGAGCGTGAATATGCGCTTCAAAAGCTGATCGATGAAGGGAAATTCCCCTACGGGAAATGGATACAACAGGAATTTTTGTGTGCTGGTCGCAGCTATCTGAACTGGTTAGTCAAGTCTATTGACAAATTTGATGAGGGTAGCCTACTGCGCCGCACTGCCCTACGTGTCCAAGAATTGCATGCCGATATCATCTATCCGGACCCTAGCCAGGAATTGATTGGACAGGAAAAACAGCGCCTTGAAATGGATGTCCTGGTGACCCGCGTATGGAGACATGAGGGGTATTATGGTGTGACCTACATCACGACCATGATAGAAAAGGAAACCAAAGCATGTGTGGTTTCTATGAGCGGTGCTTTCAATCCTGAAGAGGGTGCTAACCTTCGCATCAAAGCCACGGTCAAGTGTCACGACGACTATAAGGGTCAGATGCAAACCCGGATTCAACGTGTCTCTGTTATTAATAAGTGAGTAAAATTATGAAAAAATTTATTCTGCTGGTTCTGGTGTCTCTGTTTCCTATCGTGGGTCATGCCATGAGTGGATTGCAATTGAATCGAATCCAAGCTGATTGCAAGGTCGAAGCAGACCTATTAAAAGCCTTTGCTGATTTGAGGGACGTTGGTCTATCTTACGATAACCTGAAAGGTGTGGTCGATACCGCCGATCAAAGCATGAAACCAAATTCCAGTGATTATAAACTTGAAATGAAGATGATTCGAATGGTTTCGAACCATCCTGAGTACACGGGTAATCAATTTGCCATTGGGTATATGGAAGAATGTTTAAAAGATAAGTTGAATAATTGAAAAATTTTTGATAGAATGAAGTCTGTTGATTGAAAAACCAGGAAAATCATGAACGGATATGTTTGTTTCTATAATCGGAAACGGATCGAAATTTATGCCGAAAGCCTCTACGCTGCCAAGCTGGATGCGGTCAAGCAGTTCAAGCCTCGTAAATCGCAAGAACATATGGTGTCTGTAGTTCTTGCTGAAGTCGCCGGTAAGCCTGTTGTTCATCACGCCGATTTCTAAAGAAACTATCGCGTATTTCAAACACGGAAAGGTTGCATAAAAATGATGAAACAAATTTTCCAAGCTGTCGCTTTTGCCATGTTTTTGTTCAGTTTGAGCAATGCTCATGCTGCACCAGACAAAAATATGGACAATTGCGTTGTAGTTCCGATCCTAGGGTTTCCCTGTATGCATGTCACGCCAAGTCCACGGGAGACTAATTCGGAATCGATGACAAATAGTGCATCCAGCGATACTACCCCAGTCCAAACCCAAAATTTCAGTTTTAATTCCTTTTCCCAAAACACTTGCGAATATGATGAAGTTACGAAATCCGTTTCACGAGAATGTGAATATCATGATCGTGACGGAAATGTAACAGAAATGGTTATTAATGGTGGAACGTCATCAAACCATGAGAATTATTCCGCAAAGGACTATGAAACCAAAATTCAATCCCAGAAGGAAAATATTGCCAGTCTGAAAGCTGCCAATGCTCTATTGATGATGGTTAATGGTGATTATGAACATATTCTATCGAATTTGTCTGATCGTCCCGTATACAAAGAACACCATTACATAGATAATTCGTTTTCGGGAGTTGCTTTCTTTGTCGGTATCTTACTGGGTTTGTTAGCTTGTCTAATGTTTCAATTTATTAATAGGTACGTAAATGGAAAAAATTGATCCCTATCAGCAAGGTCGTGATGCTTATTGGGGATTAGAATCGAATCCTTATCCTCAACCATTGTGTTTCCTCCAGAACTACTTGAGAGATTGCGCCAGCACAAGGAAAAATGATTATTAATAAACTTCCCAACAACCAGGAATATCAAAGGTTTCTGAATGATATTCTATCCAAGATAGCATTGGATCGGTTACGAGAATGTCACACCAATTTCAAATTTGGGCGAACTGATATCTGGATACGCAATTTCGATCCTTCTGTAATTGCTCAGGAAATGTCTAGTGTTCAACCAATGGGTGAATGTGCTGGTAGTATTTTCAATATTCGTTATATTCATCCAAAATGGTATGTTCGACTATACCGGAAAATTAAAAGGTTCTTTAGATAGACAAAAGCCCCAATTAAGGGGCTTTTCTTTTAGCTGAAGAAATCCATGATACTTGCCTGTGCCTCTGGATACCAGTTCAAGGTTTGAAGTAGGTTATTCAATGGCTCAATAAAGTTAGCATCCCAGTTACTGTCATAGTCCACAAACTTATGAAGGTTGAATTCCTTGGGCATGAAGGTTTGAAATCCAATGACATCAATACCATAGGGATTGTTTTTCTTCAAACCTATCAGCATGATCTTTTCCCCTGAATTGATGGCAGGGACATCCATCATTCCTAGGTTCTTGATTAATAGATTATGATATAGCGCCGCTTTGACTTGTCGCGGTGCACCTTTGATATAGACAGTTCGGTCATCATGATACTGCTGAAGCTTATTGCACGTCATGATCTTAGCAATTTCTTCTGCATCCAGGGAATAAAACTCTTTCTTTTTTTCCTTGACAAATGCCTGTAATGCCTTTTCGTCCTTGGTCAAAGCAATCTTATAGCAGTCCTTTAACCACTCACGGGAACGCTTTGGAACGGTTCCTTTGATCGCATCAAGGCCAGTAATCTTTAGCTTGGGTTCCTTGTATCGTACCCCTTCAGAATCGGTCACCAGCATGGTATAGCGTTTCTTGGCGGTCCAGATGGCTGCGGGTGCGATGTTTTCCCGCTTCATGAACATCCGGTTTTCATGAGCATTGACGTACTCGGCCAGTTCGGCAGTAGCCTCATTGATGACAGCTTGAATTTTTTCCTTGAATACTTTATCCAAAAACTCAGTCACTTCCCAGATGTCTGGGTCTTTACCGAATAGTTTTTCAACCAGTCCTTCAACCTTAATATAGACTGAATCCGTATCGGAATAGACGATGTAGGACGTACCTGTTACCATGACATCTACCTTACCATCGGGACCAATCCCATAGCGATGGGTGACCGTTCCAGTTCCTAGAATGGAATTCATCCATTCGTCCAGTTTGCGGCCAACCCAGGTGATCGCCAACTGTCCAGATAGGGTAATCCCTTCCGCAATGCGTTTATCATAAAACTCAGTGAACCAACGATTACACAACGCGCCATAGCCTGCATTCAGAACTACTTTCAATGAATTCTGTTTGGCATTCATGGATGAAATGATTGCCTTGTAAATGGTCTTTTGGGTTAAAACAACACAGTCAATTTCCTGTTGTTCGACCTTTTTCATTTCTCCCTTGACTGCTTTCCGTCCCGAATAGATTTTTCTGGTAATCTCATTCAGGCAGGATATCTTATTCCGTCTGAAAAACTGACGATTAGCTGACATACAGACATCGTACTTTTTCAATAGGGACAGATCAACCCGTTTATTCAATAGATCATCTATTGTGAAGTTAGGTATTGCTCTTAACTCTGCCGGGATTTCCTCTGGTTCCAGGATCGTTTCTGGACCCATATTGTATTGTTGTTCGACGTGCGGATAGAGACTGTCATAGTCACCATTGACAACCCATAGATGTTTACCTAAAATAGGGGACTTAACAAATCCACCAGAAATGGATGCTGTCTCCGGTTGTGGTGCTTTGATTTCCACAAAAGTATTTTTGTTCTTTAGGAAGTCATATAACAAACTCGACCAGGGCGCAACCGTTCCTACCGTATCCTCATAGTTTGATTTGGTCAAATAGGCAATCGTGTAGGTCAATAACATGAATTGCTTCATGTCATCTAATCGCTTTACCAGATTCGCATCGATGATGTTATAGTTGATAAAGTGTTTAAAATCAGTGATATACAGCGTATTCAAGCCGCCTGCATCGTCGTAGGATAGCTTTTCTTCATCTAGAATCAACTGAGCCACAGTATTCAATTTCCAGTTTTCAGGCTGGATAAATCCATGTTTTTCAAAGATCATTTTCATGTCAAGGGCCGCAATACCCATGACATCATAGTATTTGATTTCCCCACCAAATTTGTCTTTTTCGGTTCTGGGATATATAATTCCCCATGGGGACAGTTCTTTAGCCCGATCTTCGCCCAATTGATTCTTGATACGATTGACCATATAGGTCATGTCAAAGTCGGTAGAATTCCAACCAGAATACCAATCAAGCTGTTTGGCCGACCAAAATTGAATGAATGCGTTCAATAGATCAAACTCAGTATCAAATCCATGATACTTGATTTCCAATCCATCTAGACGCGGACCACCATCGGCACGGGACCATGTGCCAATCTTTTTGTCCTTGAAGGTTTCTAAGGCAAATGTATGAAAGATACCATCATCGGTCGTGTACGCGGTGATCGCATTGATAGGGTAGTTGGCTTGTTCTGCATGAGGAAACGGGCCAGCAATGGGCTTTCCGTCTTCGCTGATGTCGCCTGAAAAGACTTCGATATCTAGGAATGTGCCCCGAATAAGGCTAGGATCATATTCAATATCACCCTCAAAAAACTCTGAAATGAATTGATAGACAGGCTTTTTCATGCCATAGAACTTAAATCCTAGAACTTCCTTGTATCGCTCCATGAATTCATCCATGTCCTTCATGTTGTCAAAATTCATCTTTGACAATGGAATGCCTTTAATGGATGTGGCATCCGGTTCATGACCGTCAGGGGTATGAACATAAAGATAGGGTTGATAGGGGATTTTTTTCTGAATTTGACGCTTTGATTCAGTATCGTATCCGCGCAACAGAATTGAATTGCCTCTCTTGGCAATATTCGTGTAGAAAACGGTGTTTGACATACTTTAGTTTTACCTTTGATAAATAAGGGGAATGAAATATAACATGAGAAATTAGGATATGACGGATACCTTTAACGACAATACCAACATTGCGCAATCCAATCATTGGTATGCCCATATAGCCGGGTTTGATAATCTGTCCTATCAGATTAAGAATCTAACCATCCCATCGGTTTCATCTGGTGAAACAAATATGGGGACAGGTGGCTCTGGAACCACCCTGTACTTACCTGGGGATTCGATTGTTTATGATACCCTGCCGATGGAAATATTCTTATTGTCTGACTATTCCAATCACAATCAGATTGTCAAGTGGATGAAAAAGAATATCCGTGATCCTAAAGACTACAAGGACATTGTAATTCACCTTATAGACGGTAACGGAAACATTTCAATTGAGAATTCCTTGCTTTTTAAGGAAGCATTCCCTATCAGTATTTCTGGTATACTATTGGATTCGGTGAATACAAGCCCCAATATGTATTTTAATGTTACATTCCGATTTCTGGAATTTGACTATTTGAGTAACGAATTTAAATGACAACAGAATATTTTGAACAAATTGCGGCGGAAGTCAATGATCTAATGAAGATCAACTTCGAAGACTTAGACGCTGAAGCCTTACGCGGGACCGACATCTTCATCAAATTGAATATTGTATATAACCGCGAAGCAGCAAAATTGAAAGTCCTGGCATCCAAACTGGCTAAGACAGAACTATTACGCTGGCGATTCTATACAGGAAAGGCTGATCCAAAGGAATATGCCAATAATCGCTTTGTGGAATCCATCACCAAGACTGATGTTGACAAGTATCTGAAAGCCGATGAAATCCTGACTGAAGCCAAGGATGAATTTGAATCCCAGGACAGAGTAGTCAAGATGGTAGAGGATAGTATAAAAGCCAGTCGTAATCGACAATTTGACATAAAAAATGCAATCGAATGGCGTAAATTCCAATCTGGGGTTTAACCCATGGTTAGCCTCACTGCATTGAAACCAAAGGTCTTTACCTTTGATGTAGGAAATTTTCCTGAATGTGAAGTTATTCAGACTGAATCCGATGGACGCAGGTATATTACACCGCAAGGAAATGTATACGATTCGACCACTACCTTCCTGAACAAGCATATGGATAAGTCAGGCATTGAAAAATGGCGTGACTGGAAAGGCCATGAAAAGGCCGATGCTATACGGGATCGTGCTGCGGATCGCGGAACCCAACTCCATGGCAACCTGGAACGAATGTTAAAGGGTGAACCCCTGGAAGCCAGCGCCTATTTCAGACTCCTAAAACGCTTTGAACCGACCCTAAAAGCCAACCTCGGAACCATCAAAGCAATTGAAAATTGCCTGTATTCTGATCATATGAAGCTGGCTGGTCGTGTGGACTTGATGGGTCTGTGGAAGAATGAATTCGCTACCATTGATTTTAAGGGCGCGGATCGGATCAAAAAAGAAGTCAATATCACAAGCTATTTCCTACAGACGACCATCTATAGCCTGATGCATTATGATATGACAGACATCATGCCGACCAAAATTGTACTATTGATCTGTCCGGAAAAGGAAACCTACCTACAGGTGTTTGAAAAATCGCCGTTGGATTACGTCGAACAGGTTGAAAAATTCCTAGGTTTCAAGACCAAATGGAGTTTGGACAACCCCTAAACCCTAAGTACGTCTATAGAAGCCAACATATAGACGTACATGCCGGATATTATAATTGAAAAGATCAACGCTTCATTTCTGAAACTGCATGCCGATGAAGGGGTATCACGCCACCTTTATGAGGCATTCAGATACAACAAACCCAAATTTCAGAAAAATCCCTATACCAAATGGGATGGTGTTGTCAGATTGTTCAACCTGAAAACTAAACGTTTCCCAACAGGATTGTTAGGGGAACTGCTAAAGTTCTGCTCTGAACATAATTATAGCTTCGAAGTAGACCCAACTCTGAAAGAAGATATTATTTCGATTGATAAATCGGATGTAGATGAGTGGGCACTTTCCTTGGACGTTCATTCCAAGGGCGAACCCATCATCCCCTATGAGTACCAATTAGAAGCCCTGCATCTATCGGTCACCTATGGGCGTCTTTTACTCTTAGCCGCAACGTCTGCTGGCAAATCCCTGATTACCTATTACCTTGCCCGTTGGTATGGTGAAATTGGCTATGAATCAGGAAAAACCCTCATTATAGTTCCTTCCATTGGATTAGTCAGTCAACTTTACAAAGACTTTCAAGACTATTCCAGTGCTAATGGATGGGATGTCCAAGGGGAAGTTCACTGCATTTCTGAAGGGGCAGAACGCCAATCCAACAAAAACATCTTCATTTCCACATGGCAATCACTTCTAAAGCAGGATGATGACTATTTCCTACAGTTTGCTCGGATCATTATCGATGAAGCCCATTTGGCATCTGGCGATTCCATTACCCATGTCTGTAACAAATCCATTTTTGCTGACAAGCGAATTGGAATGACCGGAACCTTGAATGGAACTGAAATGCATGAAATGCAGGTTACCAGTCTGACTGGACTTCCGGTTCGCATCGTGACCACTAAACAGCTACAGGACAAAGGACGCGCAGCTAAGACATTGGTCACATTCTTGAACCTGGACTATCCGACACAAGATAGAAGAACCGTTTACGTGGGCAGCTACCAGGATGAAATTGAATTTCTGGTTAATCACCCTTATCGGAATAAGGTTATTAAGACTTTGGCAATGTCTCTGACAGGTAATAGCCTTTTATTATTCGGGCGTCGTGATACCCATTGCGTCAAGCTATTTGATGAACTGGTCGCCATGAATTTACCCGGAAAGAAATTTCATCTGATCGTTGGCGGTGTTGATGCGGATGAACGGGACGATATTCGGTTTTCCTTGGAAAGTTCGGAAGACGGAATTGACCATATCATCTTTGCCACGGCCAAATCGGCTTCGACTGGGATGTCAATCAAGAAATTGCATAATTTGGTGATTTGTCACCCTAATAAGTCATTAGTACAGACCCTGCAATCGTTGGGAAGAATGCTCAGATTACACGATTCCAAGGATGTCGCTCACATCTTTGACATTATTGATGACCTAGAACATATGAATAAAGCAAATAAAACTTTGGAACACGGGACAGAACGGTACGGTTTTTACCATGCAGAAGGGCATACAATACAGGTACAAAAATATAAAGTCAATTGAAAAATGAAAATAAAGTATGCAATCGCCTTTTCAGATATGGCGGAACGATTTGGTCAAACCAGTGCAGCAAAACGACTTAAGGTAGGTGCCCTGATTGTCAAGAATGATTCAATCATAGCCCTTGGCATTAATGGAATGCCCCCAGGCTGGCCTACAGAACACTGTGAGGATGATGACAATAAGACCTTGCCGGAAGTCAGGCATGCGGAACTGGCAGCTTTACAGAAGCTTTGGAATAGCTCGGAAACGGCATCAGGGGCATCCATGTTTGTTTCCCACTGTCCCTGTATGAACTGTGCCATTGATCTAGTCACGGCAGGAATCAAAAACGTTGTCTTCAAACATGAATTCAGAAGTAGCGAAGGGATGTATCATCTATTAAAATACGGAGTAAATGTCTATAGAATCAATGACTTAAACCAAATTGTTAAATTGAATTATAACGAAAATACTACATTTATTGAATATATCTTGATTCACGATAAATTAATTTTCTAACAAAAACAATAGGCTAGAAGCAATGCCGCGTACAACCAAAACCCAAAGAAAGACCATCAACGTCCAAAAAGTAGAGGAACAAAAGAATTATCGTTTACCCACATTTCAACCAAAATCGAATAAACAAAGACAGCTATTCAACGCTTGTCGTAATAGTCCCCTGGTATTTGCCCTAGGACCGGCAGGAACAGGAAAATCTTATGTTGGTGCTTACGCGGCCTGCCAACTCCTAAATGAAGGTGAAATAGATAAGATTATCATTACCCGCAATCCATTACCTATGGGTAGAAGTCTGGGATTTTTTGCTGGCTCGGAAGCCGAAAAGATGGCGGTTTGGCTTGGGCCGATTATCGGAACCATCAAGAAAATCCTGTCCCAAAACTCCGGCAATGATGGATGGTTCAATTATCTGGTGGAAAACAAGAAAATTGTCTATGTTCCCATGGAAACGTGTAAAGGATTGTCGGTAGATGATTCCTTTATCCTGGTCGAAGAGGCTCAGGAATGTACTCTGGAACAATTAAAAACGCTGACAACCCGTGTAGGCGATGGATCAACCATCTTTCTGAATGGTGATATCAGACAATCAAATAGTCTATTGACCGGAAAAGGATTCAAGGATTTCCTGGACGCGGTAGAAAACGAGAATAAGTACTTCACAACTAAGGCAGAGGAAGACTGGGATAAGATTCACATTCCCGTCTTTCAATTCGAAAATGGGGACATAGTAAGATCGGGAATAACCCGTAAGATCGTAACTATGTTCGACCGTCAAAGCCTATAAAGAGACATTGAAGCTTTAATTCCACTAAGTAAAGGGATAAAGCTTCAAATTATAACAAGGAATAATAATGGCCGTAACTTTTAAATCCCCTGCTGCGCGTGCGGCTGTGAAACTGTACCCTGATGCGTATGTAACGAGCAAGGGTATTGTTCACGATCTACCTTTTCATGATTTACCTGAATTGCTGGTTTCTTTCATTGGAACCCCGACCCAATCAGGCTCAGGTGTAATTCCTGCTAATACCGTTGTGCCTGTGATTTCCGGCACGGTTGCTGTGGGTCAAGAATTGTCAGTCACCCATGGTACTTGGACGGGTAGCCCTGCTCCACATATCACCTTCCAATGGAAAGCGGGTGGTGTTGCTATTACGGGCGCGACAAGCGATACCTATATTCTTACTACGGCAGAAAAGAACAAGGCCATTACGGTCACTGCCACGGGAACGAATGCTACGGGTAATGTGAGTGTCACGACAACGGCAACTGCCTTGGTTCCTGCCGCCCCGGTTAATACCGCTATTCCTGCAATCACGGGAACTGCTAAAGTTGGTCAAACATTGACCACTTCAAATGGTAGCTGGACTGGTTCACCCACTCCGACCTACACCTATCAATGGATGTCAGGTGCAACGGTTATTGCTGGTGCTACTGCCGGAACCTATGTTCCTGTGACTGGCGATATTGGTGCCTTGATTACCGTAGTTGTTAAAGCTACTAACTCTGCTGGTAACGCGTC